CATAGCTAGGACTCCTTTTTTGTTTTCTCACTTATGAGTCTAACTATGTTGGACTTTTTTGTTAAATATTACGAACTAGCAATTCGCATGAAAAATATTATAAATATGTATACAGAATTAAACAGAAAATACCCAAATATTTACGGTCGAGATCTGAGAATTGATGCTATTGATCGTAAAGACCGTTATAATGACGATAAATTGTTTGATGAAACAATTTTAGATGTAGTGAGAATTTACTACAAACAACAAACTATATCTATTGAAAGATACTATAAAAATAACTGGGAAATTGAAGATGAAGATTATATTAAATTTGAAGATTTTAGAGAAATCGGAAAGATTTTAAGTATCGTTATGAAGCATATAAGCAGAATCGAGTTAGATTGATTTACTACGATTTTAAGAATCAAATCAGGCTTAGTATCTGTCGCAGGATGCTAAGTCATAGGTGGTAATTTTGCTGATGAGCTACAACCTCCAAACAAAAAAATCAAATCGAAAGGATGTGAAACCTCTCCTCTCTTTGATTCAATATTACACTGTAGCAACTTAGCAGGTTTACTACCGAAATCAGACTTTCTTTTAAATACACCGTTACAGTTATAAATAAATTTGGAAGGAGTTAATCCTCCGTGCATTATATTCTTCGTGTGTAACTGTAACATCGCCTTGCATCCACATGATTTGAGATGGTCATACGTTCTGAGGGCGTAGCGAGGCTTTAGCTAGCTATAACTATGAGAAAGGATTGATTAGATGAAATTATATTTAGTTGAGTACACCACTGGTAGCACTGTTAAAAATATGATTGTGCGAGCAAAGAATCACATAGAAGCTGAAACACAAGTTAAGGTTTCAGTGATAGCTAACATTCATGATGACAATTTTTAGGAGAAATATTATGGGAAAAGTTCATTTTAATGTTAAGGATATTTTTGGAAATAATCATATTTAACTTGGATAGTTAGAAAACATGAATTAGGACTAGAGGAAACAAACCCAAATAATAAGTATCCAGGTCATTTTGATTATCGAAAAACTAAACGCCAATGGAAAGGTAAAGAACAGCAATTGGTCGATATGGTTAGAAGCTATAACTAATAAAAAAGCACGCTCCCTGAAGAAACGTGCATCTAATATTAACTAAAATAATTATACCACAGGGAGAGTGCTTAGCTTGGAAGAATTAATGATACCCGGAATGAAAAACATTGACTATGATAAAACAGCTGATAACGTGGCAAGGTTTCTAACTGACAAACGTTACTATCCAAGATTATACAAGATATATCAACAGGCAAGTCCAGAGTTTATACAAAGTCCAAGTTTAAGTGGTATGACTGGTGGAAGTATAGGGAACAGCAATGAAGAAAAACTAGTGAAGTATCTGTATGCTAAATCAATAGTTGATGGAGTTGCAGATACATACGATAAAGGATCAGTAGAATTGAAAGTAGTACTAGACAATGTATTAGGTAAAATATCAGCAGTTGAAGCAATGATGAGACTACATTTTGAAAAAACTAGATATTATCAGATAAGAAAAATGGCATTAAATGAGTTTGCAGATGGTTTAGAGATGAAAATTAATTGCCCTGATTTACATATTTATGTTTAATAAATTGTATTAAAAATCGGAAAACAAAGGGGTGAGCAACGAACTACAAGGGGTAACTTTCCGTGCTATTATGGTATTGTAGCAAAGGCAGAAACAATCATGTATTTTTGCTTTTGCTGTTAGTTTTAAAAGAGTTTATCTAATAATATATTATGATGAAGTCTAGCTTAAATCATTGCTATTTTAGATAGTAACCTACAATAAAATTACTTTTCTGTATGAGAGTTGAAAAACTCTCTTTTTTAGTTGTATTATTTCATTAAGAAAGTAATTTTTATTGGAGGATTTTTAATGGTTTCAAAGCAACAATTAGTAAAGTTTGAAGCATATTTGGCATGTAGCGGTGATAAAGATGTGGTAGACATATCTAATTTATTATTTAAAATAGCAGCTCAACCAAATGATAAAAGAAAAGTGAAACTCTATGGTGTGCCTGTGAGAATAGATAAAGTAGAGGAATTAACTTTAGATGACAATACATTAAAAAAATATCCAGATATGAAATTGATTTATTTTCATATGTCTAAGCTAAGGGATGATGGAATTGCTATAACTAAACAAAACATAGATGATTTAGTTAATTTGGACTTAGAGGCTGACGAGTATATAGCAGAAGATATTTCTTGTATTTTTGATGTGAAAAATAGTGTATTATTTGTTCAACGTAATTTTCATAGCCTATCACCTGTAGGGATAAAAACATATCTAATAGAAATGAAAAAGAAGATGGATAACGAAACAATTACTTTAGATTTCAAACCTGTGCCAGATAAAAAGATAATATCAAAATTAAAAAAAGTTGACAATGTTAGAAAATTAGAATTATCTTTTGGATATGATAGTTATAAACAATTTAATTTACCATTAAAAAAATATCTGGGAGTCATGGGAGAAATTTTTGATAAATTTGGTAATGGTGTGAATGTTTCATTAGTATTAAGTGCAGGGTATAAGAAGGATAATCCATTTAAAAAAGAGAATACAACAGATGCAATTCAAAGAATTTCAAATGACAATAGTATTTTTAGTAAGGCGATAATTTCTGGTAAAACAGGTTCAATGCCTGTTGAAAAATATGATTTAATTAACGGTAAGCTGCAAACTAAGTATAGTTTTTCTTCCGTAAAACAGGTTAGTGGAACAACAAAGAAAATACATTTAGATCAAAATTCCGTTAGAGATGTTATGAAAGAGTTATATTTAGATAGAGCCACTGAATCCTCTAAACCTTTTATGGAATTAGTTGTTGAAAATCTTCATTAGTAAATATATGTTTAGGAGGTGAAATTAATGAAACGTATATTATTTAAATTTCTTCCTCTTCTAACAGGATTAGTTATAGTCGTTGTAGCTATTTTTTTTAAAAGTAAATTAAAACTTGATTATCAAAATATAAAGGGATTTAGGAGCGTTTTAGAGTCTATAGTTAACTTTCTATCGATAGTAATAGGGTTTTATTCTGCTTTCTATGGGATGATTATTTCTATGCAAAAGACAAAGTTTATGAGAACACTAGCTGAATCAGAATACAAAAATGAATTACCAAAATTATTAATTTGGTCACTAATAAGTGCATTTTTATGTTTAATAATTACTATTAGTATGCAGATCTTAGTTAACTATAAATTTACTTTTATTTATTATATATATTTCTTTTGGTGTTTTATTGTTGGAGTATTTATAACGTATGCTTTTCAAACTTCATTATTATCAATAGTTATGATTTTTGAAAGTGATCCTGTTAAAAAAAATAAGATAAGCGTATAAATAATATTTTAAAGTCAGTCTATCCAGACTGGCTTTTTATTTTGGAGAAAATTATGAAAGATAGTATAGATTTCGGAAAAGTACAGACTTATGAAGAGCTAAGGATGTTACGTGAGTTAGAAAAGCACTACAAGAAACATCCAGTAAAACATAAGCGTAAGTACAGTAGAGATATTAGTAAGATTAAATTAAAAGGTGGTGGGTCTAATGGATAATGATAAGTTTGTAGAATTGTGTAAAGAGAAAGTAGCTGGTTACACTAACACAACTATGAACTTAAGTAGTGTTAATCCACCAGTACATATCAGTACAAGCGATGTGTATGTTGTGTGGCTAAACAGAACACTGCAAAACAACAAAGCGTTGTTATCAACTATAGTTAGCGATGGTATGTATTATGAAGTAACATACAACGGCGATAAGAACGAACTTTACTTTGATGCTTATAGTCATGTACATAATAGAGCATTTAAGTTAGATGAATAAAGGTGGTGGGTGATATGCCAAGAGTTAGACGATGTAGGTATAAAGATTGTCATGCAATGGTAGAGTTACCAGACCATTATTGTCAGCAACATTATAGTTATGAAGCAGAGTATATAGCTAATAGACAGAAGTGGGCAAGGTCAAGAAGTAAGGCATATCAGCATCGCTACAATACAATCACACGTAATAGGAATAGTAATAAGTCTGAACAATATAACTTCTATCGTAGTAAGCAGTGGGTAAACTTAAGACAGTTGGTATTGAATAGAGATTATTATTTGTGTCAGTATTGCAAAGTAATTAACAAGATTACCAGTGCTAAGACAGTAGATCATATTGTACCAATTGAATATGACACAGACTTGAGAGCTGATACTGGTAACCTTGCTACAATCTGTTCAAAGTGTCATAGACTCAAGACAGATTGGGAACGTTGGTACTATGGCACAGGTAAGGATAACCAGTTGAAACAAGTACCTAAAATTACAAATATTAGTGAGATTGTTTTAGAAATGAATAGACTTGCTAAAACGTCCTTAAAATAGCCGTAGATGTATTTTAAACAAATCGGATGAATTATATTAAAAGGAAATTTAAATTTATCCCCCGCCCTAGTAGGAGCCAAGGAAGAGCGCACACATAGGAATCACCTTATAAAAAAGTGCAATTTCTGAATTTTTTACCTAGGGGGGGTACCGTGATTGAAAGGAGGTAAGCCAGTGGTTAAAAAAGTCTTTTATCAGCAGAATGATGGGCGTTTAAGCGGTACGCCACCAAAGCACTTAGGAACGGTAGCAAAGGTATGTTGGCGCAAAATCGTGCCCTTTTTAGAAAGTACAGAGCGAGTTAAAAGAATAGATACTGCATTAGTAGAATTGTACTGCTCGCAATATGAGATTTATCGTCAAGCTTACGATGATGTCTTAGAGAACGGTATTCAAACTAAGATATTTAAATCACTTCAAGACGCAAGTGGTTCGATAGTAGGTAAAGATTTTGTTGGTTATCGTAAGAACCCAGCTGTTGCAACGATGAAAGACGCTAGTATACAGATAACTAGTATTGGTAGTCAACTTGGCTTATCTCCTAAAGCACGAGCTGAATTGATGCAATTGGTTGATAGCAAAGAAAAAGAAGATTCAACTGAAAAATTAGCAAAGATTTTTGGAGGTGAAAGCTAGTGGAAGTAGATTTGACTCAAACTCATGATGTTTTAGGAACATATCATAGTATCGATTTTTCAGATATTAGAGATAAATATCAAGATGAAGGTACTAAATATGCTTTTAAAGTGCTTGATGAAGAAATTGAAACGGGATATCTAATAAAGCTAGCTTGCTTTAGACACCTAAGAGATTTGCAAAGACAGAATACAAAGGAATTTCCTTATCGTTATTCAGTCAAACAAGCTAGAAAACTACTATTATTTGCCTCAATGTGTCCGAATGTAGATACAGGTTCTCCAACTGAATTAATGGATTGGCAAAAGTTTATTTTCTGTATGCTATTTGGTTGGAGAAATTTAGAAGGGCGAAAAAGATTTAGTCGTGCGATGGTATCTGTTGCTCGTGGACAAGGTAAAACTTACTTGATGGCAATTTTAATGTGCTACTCCTACTTTATAGAAAGTTTAGGATTGTCTAATCAAGATTATCTAGTGGCATCAATTAATTTTAAACAGACTAATAAGATATTTGGTTATATTAAAACAATGATGAAGTACATTGTTAAGACAGATATGTTTAAAGATTATGCTGCTACTGTTGACTTTAAAGCTCAAAGTGATCAGATGATTATGAAAGAAAAGAATAACGTTTTACGTGCTATCTCTCATGAATCAGGACAATATGATAGTTTTCACTTTACAACAGCTATTTTTGACGAAATTGGAGAAGTAAAAAGTAGAGAAAAGATTAGTAAGATTATTTCAGGTCAAGTTAAAGTGCCTAATCATCAATTCATTCAGATATCAACATCTTATCCAGACCCTAGCGTTCCATTTCATGAAGATCAAAAAATGATTCAGCAGGCGATGGAACAAGACTACAAACGCGATGCAGATAACTTTTTAGGATTAATTTGGGCTCAAGATAGCTTAGATGAAACTTTTAAGCCAGAAACGTGGTATAAATCAAATCCTTTATTATATTTAGATAGTCAAAAACAAGTTTTAATGGAAGGGTTGCAAGATAAACGTGATGCAGATATGTTGTCTGGTAATGTAGCAGATTTTCAAAATAAGAATTTGAACTTATGGTTAGCAGAAGCAACCAATAGTTTTTTGAAGTTGGGCGATATAGAACGAGCTATCCAACCTAATTTCAATATTGAAGGTAGGACTGTATACATTGGATATGATTATTCGATGTTTTCTGACAATACTGCAATAGCATTTGTATATCCTTATTCAGCCAATCATGGTGTGCCTAAATGGAGAGTTGAGCAACATTCATTTATTCCTTGGCAACACGCTGGTTCAATTGAGGCTAAAGAAAAACAAGATGGTATAAATTATCGTGAATTAGCTAAGCAAGGTTATTGTACTATTACCAGTCATCCACAAGGTTTGATTAATGAAGAACAGGTTTATCATTGGTTATTAAACTACATACATGATAATGATCTTAATGTTATTTTCTTTGGCTATGATGATTGGGGAGCAACTACTACAATAAAGCAACTGGAGTTAAATACTGATTATCCATTGCAAGGTATCAGGCAACGAACATCAGAGCTAAAAGATCCTACAAAATTTTTGCAGAAATGCTTTATTGAAGGGACAATTACACGTCCTGACGATAAAATCATGGAAAAAGCATTAATGAATGCACAAATTTATGAAGATAAAATCGGTATTCAAGTAGATAAAGCTAAAGCAACCCTTAAGATTGACGTGGTAGATGCAATTATTGATGCGATGTATCAGGCAATGTACCATTTTGAAGATTTTGGAATAGCTAATGATAAGTCAAAACAAGTTGAATTAATGACAACCAAACAAGTTGAAGATTGGTATATGAGTGATGAATCTGGATTATTAGGAGGTGATTTTGATGATTTTTAGACGAATTATAGGATATTTATGGCAACTTTCAGACGTTTTATTGTTTATTTCAGCAATGGTTGTATTAGATTATACAGCCTTTAGAATTAACGCTACACTAGGTTGGTTTGTAATATCCTTAATATTATTTGTCTTAGGTTGGCTAGTTGAAGTCATCTCTGAACGAAAGCGAGGTGATAGTTAATGCCAATATTTAATATTAATAATGCTTTAAAAACGTCAACAATGAGTGTTCCATTTGGTTTTGGCGATGAAGAAGTTTTTAATGTTCTAACTGGTAAAGATAGTGATACTTATATCAGCGCTAAAGAAGCCTTAAAGAATTCAGATATATATTCAGCAATTTTTCAATTATCTGGAGACTTAGCATCTTCACAAATTATCAGTAGTAAGACTAGATATCAAGGAATAATTGATAATCCAACTTTGACGTCAAATAAACATACTTTTTGGCAAGCAATATTTGCTCAACTGTTGTTGGGTGGAGAAGCTTTTATATATCGTTGGCGAAACGTTAATGGTATAGATCATCATTGGGAATATTTACGTCCATCACAAGTTAGTGCATATTTACTAGATGATGGATCAGGGTTAATTTACAATATTACCTTTGACGAACCGAAAATCGGAGTAAAAATGAACGTCCCACAAAATGACGTTTTACATTTTAGACTACTTTCAAAAAATGGTGGTATGACAGGTATTAGTCCTTTATCTGCCTTATCTAACGAACTTAATATTAAAAATGATTCTAATAAATTAACTAGAGCAGCATTAAGTCAAGCAATTATGGCACCTGGTATTTTGAAAATCAAAAAAGAAGGTACA